TCGTCGGGCATGTCCTGGCCCTCGGTGAGCGTGGCTGCCCGGTCGATCACATCCAGGTCGAACGGGGCGCTGGTCTTGAGCGCATTCATCGCGGCCTGGCCGACTTCCTCGGCTACCACACAACCTGCGGTGCGCTTGTGGGTATCGGGCATGTCCAGCCCATGGGCCAGCACGTACTGCGCAATATCCAGACCGGCGTCGAACTGGCCGGCATCGAAGTGCCAGAGCATCAGCGTGGAAACAATGTCGTCCTTGCCGCCGGCATTCGCCGAAAGCACGCCTTCCAGATACGGGCCATAGGAGGGCAGCAGCGCTACCTTGAGCTGGGCCTTTCCTTGGGTGGACTGGATCTGTTTCAGGCGGGCACGGTCAGATGCAAGGCGCACCTGCATCTGCTGGTAGATCGTGGTTCCCTCCATCAGGTTGCTGCCGGCGGTGCGCGCCGCCTCCTTCGAGGCGAGCGCACGCTTCACATGGCGGCTGGCGGGGGTGTCAGCCATGATCAGGCCCCGAACTCGATGTTCTCGGCCACCGCGCCCAGACCGTAATCCTCGACCACGTAGTCGTCGTTGGACGACTCGAAGTTGGCGACGCGGTTCTTGTTCGGCTGCTCGATGATGTGACGGCGGCGAGAGGCAATCTGCCAGTAGAGCGACAGGTTGCTGAGGCTGGTCACCATCAGCGATTTGGCGGGGAAGAACGGCACGACGACCGGCTGCAGGCCACCGATGCGCTTGGTGCCCAGGATCAGTTCGGCCGCGACCTTCTCGGTAGGCGCGTTCTCCTTGTTGATGATCGGGAAGTACTTGTCGTGTACCAGCTGGCGGCCGCAGATCACCACCAGGCTCGGGTCTTCCTGATGCCAGGGGTCGATCATGTTGGCGACCAGGTCCATGACCAGAGCGTCGATGTTGCCGTAGTCGGCGCCGGCGCCACCTACCTTGATCTTGCCGCTGCCGTCGGCGCCCTCGGTCATGACGCGCTCGGACGCATGCTTCCGGTACTTCTGTAGCCAACCCTCGTTCACGTCTTGCAGCATCGGGTTGGCCACGCGGTTGGTGGTGGTGGCAATGCTGGTGCCATGCCAGCCGATCATGATGCGATCCAGTGCCTGGCGCAGGATGATCGAGTCGCGGATCAGCGTCTGGAACTCGGGGCGGTGTGCCCACGCGTCGAGACGGGCATAGGGCAGTGCGGTGTCGAAGTCGGTCTTCTGGCACTCGTAGGTGTTGGACGCCAGCGAGGTTGGGTCGGACGGGTTGCGCTCGCCGTCGCCGCTGGTGTCGGTGCGGCCGGCGATGGTGCCAGTGATGCCGACGCCGACCTTTTGGCCCTTGAGGTCATTCACGCCGATCATGTTGATCGCCTGCAGGAACGAACTGCTCTCCTGCATACGGGTTTCGAGGCTCTGCTGCACAGTCGGCTCGACAGAGAAGGTGTTGGCCACGCCGCTGACGTTGTTCAGCGTTGCAACCTGACTGGTATAGCCCTCGAACAGGCGGCGGGTTTCGGTACGCATGGGGTAGCTCCGGAAGGATGAAGGAGGGGGCCGATCAGCAATCGGTGATGTTGGCGGCGTCCACGTCCTTGCCACCCGGAACAACCGGGCGTCGGGCGAACGTCTGCGGGGTTTCGTCCAGCTTCTTGCGCATGCCGGCGACCTGGGTGGAGAGGGTCTGCACCTGCTCGCGCAATGCGCGGTTGTCCTGGCCCAGCTTGGCCATGGCGGCGTCCTGCTCACCCACCGCATCGAACAGCTTGGTGGCGAACTCGGCCACGTTGAACTCGGGATCTTCCTTGGCCGGCGCCTGCGCGGGCTTCTTAGTCAGGCCCAGGCTGGACAGAAATGCAGCGATCGGGCCGGGGCGATCTTCGCGTTCTTCGTCCGAGGTGAACTCAATGACGGTTTCGGCGGCGGCGGTGAACAGGTTGTCCGGTGCTTGCTTGCGATCCTTGAGCGGGCTTTCGTCGGGATGCTTGGCCGAGAAGGCGAGCATGGTGGTGCCAAGGCTAGCCGGCGAATCGGTCACGGCCAGGCCATAGAGGTATGCCTTGCCCGTTCCCGCGAAGTTCGGAGCAATCTCGATGCTTGTGTAAAGCTTCTGCCGCAGCACGTTGACCATGTTCACCAGGTCGTCGGTCGGCTCGACCTGTGCGAACAGCGCGAGCTTCTTCTCGCCGGCGATGTCCACTTCCTCGGCCTTGGCCGCCAGCACGTCGCCATAGGCGCGGAACGGGCCATCCGGCAGAACGCCACGATAGTGCTCCAGCCAGATGCGCGAGCCGTACACGTCCAGGCTGTACGTCTCGGCCATATCGAGAATGTCCTGCCGCTCGATCTTGCGACCGTCAGTGGTGTCGCCTTCGACGGCCACGCGGAAGAACTTGGAACGTTTCTTGTCGGATTTGCTGGCCATCTCGCCCTCTGCTGGTGTCGGTGCACATCGGTTCTCGATGCGATGACCCATGGTCGAATGAGGGCGCTGTAGCGGCAACGCGATCAGTTTGTAAGCCGCTGTTCTACGTGGGTTTTCCGTGTCGCGCGCGCGTGGCGCCGGGCAACCTGTTCACGTGACCAGCGTAGCCGAACAACTCCACGTCGATCCACGACGCCAAGCCAAGTTCCTGTACTGGATGGGCTGGCGCGTGTGCGATATCGCCTCGCTGATAGGCGAGAAGGAAAAGACGGTCCACAGCTGGAAGGCGCGCGACGAATGGGACCGCGCTGACACCGTCGAGCGCATCGGCGGCGCGTTGGAAGCACGCCTCGCTATCCTGATCCACAAGGAAGGCAAGACCGGCGGCGACTTCAAAGAGATTGATCTACTGCACCGCCAGCTGGAACGGCAGGCGCGCATCCAACGGTACCAGGGCGGCGGCAACGAGGCCGACCTCAATCCTGCGGTGGCCAACCGCAACGCAGCCCCCAAGAAGAAGGCGCGCAAGAACGAGTTCAGCGAGGAAGAGATCGAGCGCCTGCAGACCGCGTTCGTAGATGGCTGTTTCGACTACCAGCGCGATTGGTACCGGGCGGGCAATGAACGCACGCGCATCATCCTGAAGTCGCGCCAGATCGGTGCCACCTACTACTTCGCCCGCGAGGCGTTGATCGACGCGCTGACCACCGGCCGCAACCAGATTTTCCTGAGCGCATCCAAGAGCCAGGCGCACATCTTCCTCGGCTACATGCGCGGCTTCGTGCGTGAGGTGCTGGACCGTGACCTGACCGGCGACCCGATCACCCTGGCCAATGGCGCCGAGCTGTTCTTCCTGGGCACCAACGCCCGCACCGCGCAGGGCTACCATGGCAATTTCTACTTTGACGAGTTCTTCTGGACCTACGGTTTCAACCAGCTGAACAAGGTCGCCAGCGTTATGGCGATGCACAAGAAGTGGCGCAAGACCTACTTCAGCACGCCGTCCACCATGGCGCACGAAGCCTTCGATTTCTGGACCGGTGACCGCTTCAACAAGGGACGCCCAGTGTCCCAGCAGATCCAGCTGGATGTGAGCCACGCGCGCCTGATGGGTGGCCGTCGTTGCGAGGACGCCATGTGGCGCCAGATCGTGACCGTGCTCGATGCCGCAGGCCGGGGCTGTGATCTGTTCGATATCGAGGAACTGCGCCGCGACTACAGCGCCGAAGAGTTCGCCAACCTGCTGATGTGCGAGTTCGTGGACGACAGCGCCAGTGTCTTTCCGCTCACGATGCTGCAGCCCTGCCAGGTCGATAGCTGGGTCGAGTGGGCGGACGACTACAAGCCGTTTGCCGTCCGTCCCTACGGCGACCGCGCCGTGTGGATCGGCTACGACCCGGCCGAGACCGGCGACAGCGCCGGCATCGTGGTGGTAGCGCCACCGCTGGTGCCCGTGGGCAAATTCCGCGTGCTGGAACGCCACCAGTTCAAAGGCATGGAGTTCAAAGACCAGGCCGCGTTCATTGAGCAGATCACCAAGCGCTATTGGGTGACCTACATCGGCGTGGACGCGACCGGCATGGGCACCGGCGTTGCACAGCTGGTGCGCCAGTTCTTCCCCGGCGTGACTGTCTTCAACTATTCGCCCGAGGTGAAAACGCGGCTGGTGCTGAAAGCCTACGACGTAATCAATGACGAACGGCTGGAGTACGACGCCGGCTGGACCGACCTCACGCAGTCGCTGCTGGCGATCCAGAAAACCATCACCCCGAGCGGGCGCCAGGTGACGTACACCGCCGGGCGCTCGCGTACTACCGGCCATGCCGACTTGGCCTGGGCACTCATGCACGCGCTGCAGAATGAACCGCTGGAAGGCGGACAGGCTGCGCGCGGCACCATGGAGATTTTCTGATGACCGACACCGACCAGGGCGCCATCGCCGCGCCGCCGGTGAGTATCGAAGCGTTCACCTTTGGCGAGGCCAGCCCCGTGCTGGAATCGCGTGGCTTCCTCGACTACCTCGAATGCTGGCGTAATGGCCGCTACTTCGAGCCGCCGGTGGATCTGCAAGGGCTCTCGCGCACCACGCGCTCCAACCCCTACCTGCACAGCGGCCTGACGTTCAAACGCAACATGCTGGTGCGCACGTTCCGGCCGCACCGGCTGCTGAGCCGCGAGGCGTTCTCGCAGCTGGCGCTGGATTACACCACCTTTGGTATGGGTTACGTCGAACGCCGCCGCGCTATGTCCGGTACCGCGCACAGCCTGGCCGTGCCGCTGGCGCAGTACGTGCGCCGTGGCGTGCGGCCCGGTGAGTTCTTCCAGGTGCGCGCTGGGCGGGTAGAGCATGAGTTTCCGGCCGGTGAGGTGTTCCAGCTGCGGGAGGCAGATGCCGATCAGGAAATCTACGGTCTGCCGGAATGGATGCCGGCCGTGCAGGCCGCGCTGCTCAACGAATCGGCCACGCTGTTCCGCCGGAAGTATTACAACAACGGCTCCCACGCCGGCTACATCCTCTACCTGACCGACGCGCAGGCGGAAGGCACGGATGTGGACGCGCTGCGCGACGCACTGCGGCAGTCGCGCGGGCCGGGCAATTTCAAGAACCTGTTCGTGCACTCGCCCAACGGGAAGAAGGACGGCCTGCAGGTGATCCCGGTCAGCGAGGTGGCGGCAAGGGACGAATTCACCGGCATCAAGAGCGTGACCCGCGATGACATGCTGGCAGCGCTGCGCGTGCCTCCGCAGTTGCTCGGCATCGTTCCGCAGAACAGCGGCGGCTTTGGTTCGATCCGGGACGCAGCAGCGGTGTGGGCGGCGATGGAGCTTGCCCCGCTGCAGACGCGCATGACTGCGATCAACGAATGGCTGGGGCAGGAGGTGATCCGCTTCGACGCCTTCGAGCTGGGAGCAGCAGCGGCATGAGTCAAGCACGACAGAACCTGCGCTGCGGCGCCTGTGCGCGCCTGCTGGCCAAAGCGGCTGGCGACTACGACCTACAGATGAAGTGCCCCCGGTGTGGGGACATGAACCACATGAAGGCCCAGAGCCTCTCCACGGATCGCCGCGAGCGACACCACGAAGAAGGCTCTACCAATGAAAAACGAACTGATCCACGGCGATGCGCTGACCGTCCTGCCGACCCTGCCGGCCAACAGCTTCGACGCCCTCATCACTGATCCCCCGTATGCCAGCGGTGGCGTCCACGCCTCCGCTCGCCAGCGCAGCCCCAACGAGAAGTACATGCAGAGCAGTGGGCCGTACCTGCATGCGGACTTCCCCAGCGACGAACGCGACCAGCGTTCGCACCTGGCGTGGATGCAGCTGTGGTTGGCGCAATGCAACCGAGTCCTGCGCGATGGCGCGCCGGTGTTGCTGTTCACCGACTGGCGGCAGCTGCCACTGACCACTGACGCGCTGCAATGCGCCGGCTTCACCTGGCGCGGGGTGGCGGTTTGGGACAAGACGGGCGGCGTCCGACCGCAGCGTGGCCGCTTCGCCAACCAGGCCGAGTACGTTGTGTGGGGCAGCAAGGGCGGGATGCCGCTGGGTCGGGCGGCACCCACGCTGCCGGGTGTGTTCCGCGAGGCGGTACGCAAAGCCGACAAGCATCACCTGACCGGCAAGCCGACCGATCTCATGCGCCAGCTTGTCCGCATCTGCGAGCAGGGTGGCCGCATCCTCGACCCGTTCGCCGGCTCCGGTACCACGCTGGTGGCCGCGGATGCCGAGGGCTACAACTGGACCGGAATCGAGATGACCGCCCACTACTTCGACGTGGCCAGGGCGCGCCTGCACACTCCGTAACGCTCGCACATCTCAGCTCAACACAAGCCGCCTTCGGGCGGCTTACTGGGAGCTAGTGCGAACCGCTACCAGTGCGGCGGCTTGTTTATTGGCTTCTTGCCTGTGTGTATCCGGGCGGGAAGCAGCGCTCTCTGCAGTTCTTCATCAAGAAGATACTGCCTTGTCCAATCTGCATGTTGATCGAGGGAAGAACTTACGGCGCGTCCTGTCGGCTTGTGCTTATCAGGCGGGTGGCGTGGGGTCACGACTCCCAATCTCACATTGGGGAAATCGCACCGTATGGCTTTCAGTACTGGCTCGACATCACTGTCGTTCGAGCAGACCACCAATTGCTCGTAACGCCCGGACGCAGCATCCCGGTACATGGCTAGCGCAAGGTTCACATCGGTTTGCTTTTCTTCGATCTTCCACACGCGTACGCGGTGCGTGCGATCGTAGGGCTTGTCAGGGACGAAAGCGGGTATCAGCGTTCCCTTCTTATCCATGCTGTGCTTGCCCAGCGTCTTTGAGAAACGCGTTGGATGCAGATGTTCCAATGCACGCAGGTAGCTCTCTTGAGCGGCAACGGACGCGCCTCCGTGCGTGGCAAAGCGTCCTAACGCCATTGCGGTGAAGTAGCTCACATGCCGAAGGTCGTTCGCTGGATCTTGATCCCGAAGAAGGATCTCAAACAGATGCACGACGTCGATCCATTTGAACTCCGTGCTGCGGATTCGTCCGTAGTAGAAGTTGTACCCGTCTACGTACACCGCTGTTGGAATGGCCATCTTTGCTTCCTGCAGATGTGAAAAAACCGCCTTTCGGCGGTTTTTTCGTCCCAAGCCGTTTAGCCAACTGAATGACGACGGCGAAGGAGGAGTGGTGAGCAGGATTGTATATCCGGATATGCATGGAATCCCACACAATCCCTATTCCAAATATGGAACGCTACCGTAATGGAGGTGGAACAATGGCGTAACGGCAGCAGCGGGGTACGACGGCGGCCAGGATGATATCTCAACTAGGGGAACCGACTAGATCCCGGTGGCGGCGCCCGGCACTGGGGTGCAAGACAGATTCAGCGCGGCCGATGCCCGGCCGGGGGGCACGGCCTTGGGGGGGCGCAAGACAGATTCAGCGTGGCCGATGCTTGGGCGGGGCGCCGCCAGGCAGAGGAGCGCAAGACAGATTCAGCGCGACGGGCGAGGACAGGCCCCAACCATACCCGATGGTTCGTGCGCGTACGGTTATGCCGTTCGTACCCCGACGCGCGCACTCGTCTCCCCGCCACGCCTGCGCACTTCGTAGGGTGCTTTTTCTGCGCTACCTGCAGCAGGGCTCAACCCCGGCCCTGTATGGCGTTCTCCCGGCTTTCCAGGCACCGCCCGGCCCTGCGGTTCCCTGCACGAATGGGGGTAGTTCTGCGCGCCTCTGGCGCCGGCTCAGCTACGGGCGGTCCACTTAGGAGGATGGGGGGTGTCCGGAAACAGGCAATTTCAGCAATCGTCTCGGAATCCGTAATGTAAGTGTTTGATTTGAATAGGTTGATTCGATTGCAAGATAGGGGAATAACGAGCAATCTCAGCAACCAAAAAATGCAATGTTGTTGATTTGAAAGGGAAAAATACTCAGTGAAAGTTGCCGACCAAAAAAGCAATCTGATTGCCTTGGGGTTGCCTAATTATTACTATTGATATAGTTATTTAAGCCATTGAAATATATGGATTTATATGTCATCCGGACGAGCTGATTGCAGAAATTACCTCTTTCCGGTGGCCGAGTAATTTTTTGCAATTAAAGGCCGGTTGGGGCTACCAGCGCCACAGCCGCCGCACTCGCTCACGCCTGCCGCTCGCGCCCTTGTCGCAGCCTTTGCGACGGCCAGCCTTATCCTGCCGGCCATGCCACTGCCCCCCGACTTCTACTGGACGACACGCTCTGCCAGCTTGCCCCACGATCCCCTGACCGTGATCGCTTGTGAGGGGGTGTGGTTGGTGACGTTGGCGCAGCGGGTGGACGACAACACCTGGGTGGCCAGCTTGGATCGGCACCGGAACGGGCCTGGCGGGCCGGCCCGCCGCTGCAGCAGCTACGAGCAGGGCCGTGCCGGCGCCGAGATATGGGTGGCCCGGCACGAAGCCCGCCTGCGCGAGGATGTGGCCAAGATCACTGCGTATCGGGCGGCGGTGCGCGCGAACAGGTTGGCCAGATCACAGCTGCCACCACCGTTCGGCTGGGAGTAGCAGGGCACGCCGGCGTTGATTCAGGCAACCGGCTGCACCTGTGGTCGCGGTGTATAGACCTGTCGCAGTTAGATCGAGGGACGGAACAGCTCTCTGGACCGCTCGGCTACGCCGTCGATGTATTGAGTGAACTCCGCGCCCTTCTCGCCACCAGGTAGAAGCACGTCTGCGGTATGTTCGATGGCGTGCAGCGCTTCCAGGTCGAGCCGCCCAGCTTCAATCGCGGAAATCATGCCGATGCACTCAAGGATGCCGTAGCGGACGACGTTGGTCACGTCCAATAGTGCCCGCAGTTGTTTCCGATGCTCCGCACCGAACAGTGCTGAAACGCGGTTCATCACCGCCTCGATCTCTGCCGCGTGGCCACCGACGCTGAGGCTATGGAGGCGAAGCTCATATGATTGCTTCGTGAGGACGCGGTTGGACACGACTCTTTGATCCACTTCATAGCCTGACGGCGACGCCCGAGCCACGCTTAGCGAGTCCGTTAGTCCTTCAACTGCAATGAGCACTTTCTCCGCAAGCTCAGCATTTCGCTTGAATCGAAGCTCCTGCTGCCAGCGGTTTACACCCCACGCCGCCACTATCGCCGCCAGCAACGCGCCCCAACCTTGAATCATCGTGCCGGTGGACGCCCAATCGACGGCGTAGCCATGGGTACCGGAAACATACCCACCAAGGCCGCCGGCGAGGACGCCAAGCAGGCACAAGCCCGTTTCCTTTGTGGTCAAGCGCATCTTCATTGCGGTTCGGTTCCTGATGGGACGCGATGCAGCGATTCGGGGCGCAGCTGGGTGTAGCGCTTCAGCTCATTCCACGACTCATGGAGGGTGACAGATGCCACCTCGGGGATATCGTAGCCCTGCTCGAACAGCCGGGACGTGGCTTCGTGTCGGAGATCGTGGAAGCACAGATCCTCGATGCCTAACCGGATGCAGGCCCGCGTAAATGACGTGCTGATCGATTTCGTGTTGTAGGGGAAGATCCGGTCTTCCCCCTCGATCCGCGGCTGTCGCTGCACGATTGGCCAGGCATCGCCCAGCAGCGCAAACCGCTTATGGTTGCCCGCCTTCTTCCTTGGATGTTTGGCGTCACGCAGGAGGATGGTCCGCGTGGCCACGTCGATGTCTGACCACAGCAGGCGGGTAATCTCGCCTTCGCGCTTCGCCGACAGAATCGCGAAATCGATGATGTCCACCATCGGAATCTGCGAGCGCCAGGCCGCCTGCGTGAAATGGTCGCGCAGCTGCCCGAGCTCTGCATCCGTCGGTCTTCGGTCGCGCCGCTTGGACTTCCCAACCAGCCCAAGCAGCCGCAGGGCTGGGCGGGCCTCCGCGACTGGATCCGCCAGCAGCTTTACGCCTTTCAGGGGCGCGGCCAGCTTCAGCAGCTCGGAAAGGTAGCCCAGCTCTACGTTCATGGTTGCCGGCGAGCAAGCTGGGATAATGACCCCCTTGCCGGTCATGTGGTTTCCAGTGACACGGCGCCGTGCGTGCTCGATCACGTCGCCGGCGGTAAGTTTTCGGGCCGCGATGTGCCCCAGGCTCTCCTGCAGACGGGTCATGTTGCCGGACTGTGTCTTCGACACCGCCTTTACGCTGGCCAGGGTGTCCGTGCGCCAGGCAATCAGTTCGTTGATCGTGGTTTCATCGCCGGCGGTCCCGCCTCGCGCTTCAAAATCGGCCATCTCGCGCTCGACGCGGTCTGCCCAGGTCTTGGCGGCGGTCTTGGTGGGGAATGTGCGGGTTTGTTCTTTGTGGCCCTTGCGGCGCACCATAGCGCGCCAGCGGCCGTTCCGATTCTGCAGCGTTGCCATCGTTGTGCCATTCCGTGTTGTGCCAAGCCCGGCTTGGCACACGGAT